GAAAAGGAGATTTTTGAAGTTACAGCTGAAGAATTCCAGTATAACAGTAAAGAAACCTTTGGCTATCCGTTTGAGGATGCAGCAATGCTTCCTGTTAGAGAATTATTCCAAAATATGAAAAAGGGGATTTTCTATCGGTTAAATACTGGTGTCCATGCATCTTGTGACTATGGAACTGCAAGATATTCCGGTAAGCGGGGGAATCATCTGATGGTAGTCATTTCAAAGAATGTAGATGACAATTCAAAGTATGATGTAAGAATCCTGTTTGATGGGAAAGAAATAGATGTACAGACAGTCTCCAAGGCTGCTGAACTGAAGGATAACAGTTATGTAACCTTTAAAAAAGATGTGACGCTGTCAGAAAACGCAGGACTTGCATTTGCCGGAGGTACAGATGGAAATGAAATAACCGGTGAGGATTATTCTGAATTTTTAAATGCAATAGAAAGCAGTTCTTACCAGATACTTTGCTGTCCTTCCCAGGATGATAATGTGAAGGCATTGTTCGCAGCATTTACCAAAAGAATGAGAGATGAAGTTGGTGTGAAATTCCAGACAGTTTTACATCAGTATTCAAAAGCGGATCATGAAGGGATCATATCAGTGGAAAATGAAACCGAAGAGAATGCTACTGGTCTCGTCTATTGGGTATCAGGTGCTGAAGCAGCATGTGAAATTAATAAAACCGTAGAGAACAGGAAGTATAACGGAGAATATACCGTGAAAGTTCCTTATACTCAACTGCAGCTGGCAGATGCAATAAAAGCAGGCAAATTTCTTTTACATAAAGTGGGAAGTGAGATCCGGGTTCTCACAGACATTAATACACTGATTACTTATACAGATGTAAAAGGTGAAGATTTCTCTAATAACCAGACCATCCGTGTACTGGATCAGATTGGTAATGATGTTGCAGAACTTTTTCATTCCCGGTACCTTGGAAAGATGCCAAATGATAATGCAGGACGCATCAGCCTGTGGAATGATATTGTAACTTACGGAAAACAGCTGGCCGTTTTAAGAGCTATTGAAGACCTTGATGCAGAATCGGTTACAGTGAATAAGGGAGAGGGGAAACAATCTGTTTTAGTAAATTTCCCGGTTCAGCCTATTAACTGTATGAGTATTTTGTACATGACAGTCGTTGTTTCATAAGAAAGGGGTAATGAATAATGAGTAATATAACTATGAATGCGTGGGATGCAGTCAGCGCAGCAAAAGCGGAGTGCTTTATCACAATCGAAAATGAGCGTTTTAATTTCATGCAGGCTTTGGATCTAGAAGCAAAGATTGAGAAGGTGAAATCGGAAATTCCTATTCTTGGACGAGCTATGAAAGGGAACAAGACGGTTGGAATGAAGGGGACCGGATCTGCCAAATTTCACTATAACACAAGCATTTTCCGTGAAATCCTGTATCGTTACCAGCAGACTGGCAAGGATATCTACTTTGATATCCAGGTTACGAATGAAGATCCTGCTTCCAGTGTAGGAAGACAAACTGTTATTTTAAAGAATTGTAACTTAAATGGCGGTATCATTACCAAGTTTGATGCCTCAGGTGAGTATTTAGAGGATGAATTTGAATTTACATTTGAGAGCTGGGAAATGCCAGAACGTTTCGGAACAATTGCCGGAATGCAGTAAACACAAGGAGGGATATGGAAAATGGGAGATTTAAGTTGTTTTTTAAGTCAGAATGCTGTAAAGGCGGAGAATGAGAAATTTGTAGCTTCAAAACGTTTTGTTGGTCAGAAAAATAAACCAGTGGAGTGGGAAATTAAGGCGATTACTTCGAAAGAAGATGAGGCGCTGAGAAAAGAGTGTACGAAACGGGTGCAGGTGACTGGCAAAAAAGGACAGTATACTCAGGAGACCGACTATAATCTTTATCTTGGAAAACTGGCCGCAGAATGCACCGTTTACCCTAATTTGAACGATAAAAGTCTGCAGGACTCCTACCAGGTGATGGGATCAGATGCTTTGTTAAAAGCAATGCTTACTGCTGGTGAATATGCGGGATATTTAGAGCGGATCCAGCAGGTGAATGGATTTGACACAACGCTTGAAGAGCAGGTAGAAGAGGCAAAAAACTAATAGATGGAGGCGATATGGAAGCCAACATTGCTTACTATTGCCTCCACAAGCTTCACAAATGGCCCCATGAATTTTTAAGCCTTGACCGGTATGAAAAGGCATTTATCATTGCTGCGGTTAATCTTAAGCTGGAAAATGATAAGAAACAGGCTCAAAAAGCTAAGGCCAGGCACAGGTAAAAAATGGGGGAGGCGTCTTTAGAGGCGTTTCCCCATCTATAAAAAGAAAGAAGAAAGGAGGAAGGAATGTGGCGACAGTGGAAAATTCATTGCAGATTGTGGATGGAGCGACGCCTGTATTACAAAGAGTCAGCAGTTCTATAAATATGACTGCCGGTCTTATGCGCAGTTTGCATATGGCATCATCCAATGCATTGGCTTTGCCTGGGATGAAGATGTGGGAATCTTCGCTGGCTGGTATCCGTATCCAGTATGACCGGGTAGAGGAGACCATATATCAAGTGAAAGAGCAGCAGGATGAGTTGACCAACAGTACAAAACAGAATAAAGAGGAAACCGAGAAACTAACCAAAGCCTGGGAAAAAGTGGTATCTGTTGCAAAGGACATGGGTATAAAAACAAGCGTCAAGGATATTTTTAACCAGGCAAACGACATGAAAGCTGCTGGTAATGTGATACAGACCAGAACTGGTATGCAGGGGCCAGATCTTCAAGCAGCACAAAAAAGTGCCTCCACTCTTTATATTGATAATTTAAGTCCAAGTCTGGATTCAGCAGCACAAAGTCTGGCTGCAGTAAACCAGCTTACCGGACAAACGGGAAGCGGATTAGAGCAGATCACCCGTGCCGGTTTGTTGATGCAGGATACTTTTGGGTATGGACTGACAGACAGTATAAAGTCGGCAGGCATGCTAGAGCAGCAGTTTGGTGTATCCGGTGCGGAAGCATTTGATCTGATTATTCAGGGAACCCAGGCAGGTCTTAATAAGAATGGAGATTTGTTAGAAACGATTAATCAGTATTCAGCCAGATTTAAAAGTCTGGGTCTTTGTGGTGACGAAATGATCCAGGCTCTTATCAATGGCGCTGAGAATGGAGGAGTTTCAATTGCTTCCATGGGGAACGCAGTTAGCGAATTCTCAAAACGGGCAGTCAGCGGAGGAAAAGATTCCAGCCAGGGATTCGCTGCCTTAGGACTTGATGCCAATAAGATGACGGAAGCATTTAAAGGTGGAGGAGAGACAGCAAAGCAGGCTTTTAAACAGACAATGGATGCTTTAAACAATCTGGAAGACCCGGTAAGCAGGAATCTGGCAGGAGTTAAGCTGTTTGGGGATGCATGGGGAAATATTGGAAGCGACGGTGTGATGGCGTTAGCTGACTTAAATGGATCTGTTGAATTGACAAAAGATCATCTGGAGGAACTAGACAGGACAAAATATAACGATGTAGCAAGTGCCCTTAGTTCACTTGCAAAGACAATCAATGTTGGTTTAGCAGGACCAATTGGCGGAGTAGTAGACTTTGTTACTAAAAGTATCCATGATTTTACATCAGGATTACAAGGAGATGTGGAGAATATCAGTGGAATATTTGGTGTAATTGGACTGGTGGCGGGAGAGATCGGAAATTACATTGCAGAGTCTTGGTCTGTTTTTCAACCTGTTATTTTAGGAATTATTGCAGCTTTGATCGTTTATAATGCAGTTTTAGGAGTTGGTTGGCTTACGATGATTATGAGTGCAGCCACTACTGCAATAAGTACGGTTACCAGCTGGGCATTTACAGCAGCAATTATAGCAGAAAAATTAGCTACGGAAGGTTTAAATGCGGCTTTAGCAGCCTGTCCACTAACGTGGATCATAATTCTTATTATTATGTTAATTGCTCTTTTCTATGCTGGAGTAGCAGCAGTGAATCAATTTGCTGGAACTTCCTACAGTGCTACAGGAATAATTTGCGGGGCATTTTCGGCGGCATTAGCTTTTATCGGTAATATCCTGATGGCTATGGCAGAAATGGTTATTGGAATAGTAGAATTTATATTGAATCCATTTATTTTTCTGGCTAATTTTATAGCAAATATGTTTCGTGATCCTCTTGCTTCAGCAGTGTATTTATTTGCAGATTTTGGAGATCAGATATTAGGTTTAATTCAAAAGGTAGCAAAAGCTCTGGATCTGATTACGGGTTCTAATTTTGAAGCAACAGTATCAGTTTGGAGAGAAGATATTTATGGTTTTTATGATAGATTTGCAAAGGAACATGGTAACGGATCTTACAAGGAAGTGATTAAACCATTAGATTTAGATAAGATGATGGCTGATGCAGGTATTAAATGGGAACGGTTTAATTATAAGGATGCTTATGAGAATGGCTACAATGGTGGGGCGAACCTGGTAACTGAAGCAAAGGATAAATATGAGGAAGTCAAAACACTTTTAAAGCAGCATGATCCCGTAGAAAATTCACAGGTACCCAATGAAGATCTTATAAAAAACACAGGTGATACGGCGGTGAGTACAGCAGCCATGGCTGATTCTATGGATATCGTAGACGAGGAATTAAAGTATATGCGGGATGCAGCAGAGCAGGAAATTATTAACCGGTTTACACTGGCGGAATTGAAGGTGGATGTTAACAACAATAACACCATAAAGACTGTTACGGACATTGATAACGTAGCTCGAATGCTTAGTGATGTTACCACAGAAATGCTGGTTTCTTCCGCAGAAGGGATGGGATAATAATGGCTTATCAAATCTATATTAATGACATGCTTCTTCCTCTGCCACCGGAAAAAATACCAGTAAAATACAATGGACAGAATAAAACAGTAAATCTCATTAATGGAGAAGAAATTAATTTAATTAAGCCATCTGGTCTTGCTGAAATAAGCCTGGATGTAATGATCCCTCAAATGGAATATCCATGTGCCATTTGGGATGGAAGTATAGGAAGTGCAGAAGATTTTTTATCTAAAATAAAAAAACTTAAGGATAATGGAAATTTTTTTGAATTCACTGTTATTCGTGAAGGATTTATGGGAAACAGTTTGTTCGATACAACACTTGATGTGACTTTGGAAGACTATAAAGTCACAGATGATGTCAGTGAGGGGCTTGACCTGGTGGTGTCTCTCACTATGAAAGAATATAAAAGTTATGGAACAAAGTTTATGAATTTTAAAATCAAAGAGGATGAATCGCAAAATGAAGTGACCAGTACGGAAGAAGAACGTCAGGGAGAGCCGCCTATAGAAAAGGAATATACGGTTGTAAAAGGAGACTGCCTTTGGTCCATTGCTAAAAAGAATCTTGGAGATGGAAGCCGATGGAAAGAAATTTACCAGTTAAATCGTGATAAAATTTCTAATCCAAATTTGATTTATCCAAATCAGGTACTAATTATGCCTTAGGTAAGGAGGAAAATGGAAGCACATTTATATATTCAAAATGATCGGACCGTTTATGAACCTGTCGTATGCGGAGATATTTCATGGCAAACCCAACGCAGAGGGCAGCCGGGAAAGTGCACATTTACTCTTCTTCCGGACAAGATGCTTCAAATTGAAGAGGGAAATGCTGTCCGGTTAGACGTATCCGGAATCCCTGTTTTCTTTGGATTTATTTTCGAACGAAACTGGAACAGTGATGGTCAGGTAAAGGTCACTGCATACGATCAGCTGCGGTATCTTAAAAATAAAGAGACCTATAATTATACAGATTTAACTGCCGCTGAGTTAATACAGATGATTGCAGATGATTTTCATCTAAAGACTGGAGAACTTGAGGATACTGGCCAGAGATTTTCCCGGAAAGAAAAAGACAAGACGTTATTTGATATTATTTTGAACAATATGGATCTTGCGATGATACATTCGGGGAAATTATATACTTTCTACGATGATGTAGGAAAATTAACACTTAAATCTATGGATAACATGAAGCTGGATATCATGATTGATAAGACGACGGCACAGGACTACGACTATAAAGTCAGTATTGACAGCAATACCTTTAATCTAATCAAACTGTATTATGACAATAGTGATACCAAACAAAGAGAGTGTTACATTACAAAAAGCACAGAGAACATTAATAAATGGGGAGTTCTGAAAAAGGATGAATCCATTGATAAGGGAGTGGATGGGCAAAAAGTAGCAGAAACCTATCTGACCTTGTATAACCGTCCTTCCCGTTCCCTTACAATAAAAGATGCATTTGGTGATATTCGTGCCAGAGCTGGTTGTCTCATACCAGTTTTTTTGGACACGTCAGACACAAGCTGTAAAAATTACCTGGTTATTGAATCGGTCACTCACAAAATTGATGAAGGAATTCATACTATGGATTTAACATTGAGAGGAGCAAAAATAGTTGGCTGACGTTGAATGGATTGAAAACATAAAAAGAATTGTTATACAGGCCGTAGAGGCTGGAGATCCTTGTGATGTTATAACCGCTTTAGTGTTGAATACGGATCCTTTAGAAATCCGAATAGATCAGAAAACCATATTATCGAAAGCGCAGATAATATTACCAGAACAGTTTACAGACCATTTGAGTGTAATGGAAATTCCAGGCTTGGGAGAGATGACAGTGACTGTAAAGGCTGGCCTGAAAAATGGAGACAGGATTCTTCTCATTCAAAAAAGAGGTGGACAGCAATACGTAGTCGCAGGCAGATGGTAAAGGAGGAGGGATGCTATGCTTCCAGTAACAGGTGATATTTTGGAACAGGATTTTAAAGTAATTGAGCAGCCATCTAAAACCTTCCGTCTCGTTATGAATAGCGGTCGTATTATGGGAATGGCAGATGGTTTAGAGTCCATACGGCAGTCAGTTTACTGCATTCTAAATACGGAACGTTTTGACTGGCTGATCTATAGCTGGAATTATGGAGTGGAATTAAACAGGCTTTTTGGGAAACCATTAGGACTGGTCAAAGCTAAAGTGAAAAAGAGAATCAAGGAAGCCCTAAAACAGGATGACAGAATCATTGAGGTAGATAATTTTTCTTTCAAAGAGAGTGGTAAATCACTTTCTGTAACCTTTACGGTTCATACTTCGGTAGGAGAAATTGATGCGGAAAAGGAGGTGAATTTTTAAGTGTATGAAAGTGTTTCGTTTGAGAACATATTAAAGCGTATGTTAGATAAAGTATCATCTGACTTAGATAAAAGGGAAGGTTCTGTTATCTATACCGCGCTGGCTCCAGCTGCCGTAGAGCTTGCTATTATGTACATAGAGATGGATCAGGTTTTAAAACAGATTTTTGCAGATACAGCAGACAGAGAATTTTTAATTCGAAGAGCAGCTGAGCGTGGAATTATTCCCAAGGCAGCTTCTTATGCAGAGCTTAAGGCACGATTCAATATGGAAATTCCAATAGGGAGTCGTTTCTCTCTGAATTTAATTAATTATAAGGCTGTAGAAAAATTAGGTGACTTTGAATACCGGATGCGGTGTGAAACAATTGGTACTTCCGGAAATGCAAATTTAGGCAGATTGATTCCCATTGAATATATGAATGGTTTAACCTTTGCAGAACTTACAGAACTTTTGATACCTGGAGAAGAGGAAGAGGAAACAGAACGGTTTCGCAGACGATATTTTGACAGTCTAAAGTCTCAGGCATACGGTGGAAATATTGCCGATTATAAAGAAAAAGTTTCGGCGATTTCAGGAGTAGGCGGAGTAAAGGTATTTCCTGCCTGGAATGGGGGCGGAACGGTGAAACTGGTCATGATTGATTCATCTTTTCAAGCTCCCAGCGTTGATTTAATTGAACGTGTGCAGGAACAGATTGATCCAATTGCAGAACAGGGAAAAGGTTATGGAATTGCACCTATTGGCCATAAAGTGTCTGTTGCAGGTGCCCAGGCAGAGG